AACATTTCCTCAAATAATTAACCGTATAACAACACAGCACCAATATCTCTTCTTTATATTGGAAATAAACGAAAGATGTGGCCGAATACCAGCACTTTAAGCGAAAATAAGCAGCTGTCAATATCAAACACTTTTATTCTGACAAAGTTTCAAATCCGACTTTTGATAAATGATTATCCCGAAAAGCTATAAGATTTCAACCGCACTAGCCGCTTGTAAAATAAAGGGTTTTATATAGGCAATCGTGTAACAAGCGTGAATTGGCCTGATAAACACTCCTCATACGATATCAAATAAGTGATTGATATATAAAGAAAAAGCCGCCTTAAAGCGACTTTTCCAATATTGGTAGGCGCGCAGGGATTCGAACCCTGGACCCACTGATTAAGAGTGACATATTCTTATAAATAAAATCAAATACTTAAGAGGGTGTTTTTATTGTTTGTGTTGATTTTGTGCAAAAACGCTGTCCATAACCGAGATGATACGGTTGGGAAACGGGTGTGCATATTTAAGCGTCGTTTTAATATTTGAATGCCCGAGTGAATCCTTAACAAGTCGCAAATCCCCGGTTGAATTATACACCCAAGTTGCGTGAGTATGGCGCAGGGTGTGAATTGTCTGATGCGGCAGTCCGGCACGTTCCAATGCTCTGTTCCACCCTTTGTTTATTCTTTTTATCGGCAGGCCTTTATAGGTAAATATATAATCGGAATCGTGCGGAAGTGTATCAAGTAAGTCTTTCATCACGGGAAAGATAGGTTTGCGCTGTATTTTTCCACCCTCAAATTTACTGTCTTTAACATTGATGATAAATTCATCTCCGATAATGTCTGTCCATTTTAATTTTAAGATGGCGGAAATCCTGAAACCTGTATAAATAGCGGTCAGAATTATAGGCTTAATATGGGGCGCCGCGTTATCAATAATTTTGTTTACGGTTTCCCAGTCTGCAAAATATTTTACATTTTCAGCCGGTTCTTTCCGCATAAATTGGCGGATATTAATGTCGGGTAAGTTTATTTTATGTAGTTTGCATCTTGTAAAAACTGCCGATAATAAGGCCAGATAACGGTTGATTGTGGCGTTTTTTCTGTTTTCGGCATCTTTCGCCCGTATAAAAGCGGTAATATCTTCAACTGTTAAATTGGATATATACTGCTGTGTATTAAAGTATAACGTTAAGTTCTTCAGCTTGTTAAGAGTATCTTTTGCGTTGGCGTGCAATTTGCCTACCTCTTCCCAAAACAAGCCGAAAGCATAATCTATTGTTACTTCTTTTAATTGAGATGTTTGGAATTCTGCTTGCTTGATAATGTCTTGAAGTCTTTGGTTGGCATATTGCAAAGCTTGGTTACGGTCTGTTGAGTGAGAACTTTCTCGAATGAAAACTCTTTGTCCGGCGATGATTGTTGAAATCGTGATATGGTAGATGTTTCCCCTTTTAACGAGCTTGACAGGGGATTTATTGTATTTCTTAGGCATTGTTCAACGCTCCATTGCGGAATCAGATAAGACGTGCCGGATTGAATACACTTAATATATCCCTGCTTTATTAAGTGTTTAAGGCGGGTTCTTCCGATTCCCAGTTGTTTCATTACTTGTGTTTTAGTTAGGAGCAGACTCATATTAAAGTCCTTTCAAAGAGTCAAGTTTAAAAGGCGGGCGCAGCAGTTTTAATTTAACCTGTTAATCCAAAATCTGCGCCCGGAGTTGTGCGGTACCGCCATTCGTCCCTAACTTTACGCTGCCTGAAACTTGAACCCTTACGGGCTGGTCGGTTTTAGCATCCGCACAGTGCTTGAAAGGAGGGCAGCGTGATAGAAACGAGTTCGATATTTTTCACACCACACGCCCCGAACTCCGCTCTATCTGCGTCTTAATAAGCCGTGTGGGGAAAGGGCTAGGCGCCTTCAGCGAATTCCTTGCTATTAACGGCCTCTTGCCATGTGGGGTATTCGGCGATTTTTTTATGAAATAGAAAATCTTGGTTCTTTTCTTCCAAATCATAAACTTGAACATACCCATCAGGATAAATAACAGACATATATTTTAGATGAAAGATTTGAGTAATTACAAAGAATTCTCCATTTTGCTGTTTATAAATCTGGCCAACTTTAATCATCTTTCTCGTCCTCGTAAAAAGTTACTTCATCTCTGCGGACGGGACGACAGTTAACTAAACGCCAAGTAAAACCACCAGCAGTTTTCCGTTTATTTCTCACACATAGACTTATAGACAATTCATTAGCCCCCGTTGCTCTACTTGCTTCTGTTATTGAATTAAATATATCTCCAGTGTCAATACACATAACCTTTTTTATATGAGCCAATCTACTTGCTTCAGCTTGTTGTTGAGTTCTTTTGTTTAATCCGTTTTTCCAAGCGTGTTGTTGGTTTTCAAAAGCCGTAGCCCACTCAAGATTATTAGCATTATTATTTTTCTTGTTTCCATCAATGTGGTTTACTTGAGATTTATTGTTTTTGTTTTCAATAAAAGCAATAGCTACTAGTCTATGTATTGTTTTCTTTTTCCCTTGTAAATCAACCATAAGATAACCCTTATTGTTTGTAAAAGGTTTTAGCTTTTTATTTGTTAATCCATTATAGACATTGCCAAAATTATCAACCAAATAATTTGGAAATCCTTTTATCTGTTTCAAAACAACATCTTTTCCCCACTCTTTCAGTCTAATCTTTGCCCCGTTTCTGAACTCGGGCAGCAGTTCTTCTAAATATGCCATTAGTTACCTACCTTTCGTTTTGATTTTTTCCAGTCATCAACAGGTTCGATGCTAAATATAAGCATTTTATAAATTTCTCCGTCTTTTATGTTAAAATTATGCGTAAGTCGGGTTGGATTTTTTGAATACCAAAACCATAGTCCGTTTGCGTCCATAGCCACCCAGCCCGGGCGCATTTTAGGGGCTATATCTCGCATAAACTCTTCAATCGTCATTCCTCAATCTCCTTTAATGCTTCCTTTGCTATTGTTTCGTAGCCAGTTACTGTTCCGTCATACCGTAGATTTGCATAAATTCTCAAAGCCTTAACGGCAATCTCAAGCTTTTTCTCAAGTTCTTTGTTATAGATATCCCTTTGCTTTATCAGATAAGTTAGTTGCTTGTTATAGTCAGTTATCCTTACAATTTCTTGTTTTAGGTCAATAATCTCTCGGGCGGTTTTACTCATTCCTTAAACTCCTTGCTATTAACAGCCTCTTGCCAAGTCGGGTATTCGGCGATTAATGCGTACTTTTCAAAATCTGAACGATAATAATATTTCATAGTTCCCATTGTGTTTATACAATAGCCCCGTCCGTTTGCCTTTAATCTAGTTATACAAACAACAATACTATTATGCCTGTATATCTGTCCTACTTTAATCATCGCCATAATCTCCCAGTTTCTTGCAACGTTCTGAAATATCCCGGCACATATTTTTCATCTCGTCCAATGCATCGGACATTTCTTCTATTTCGGTGGTAAAATCGGTTATCTTTTCGACAATATCTTCGCAGTCATAGCGACGACGGGGTTTGGGGAGAAGATTGATTAAGTCTTCGTTGGTGCATATTTCGTAATATTCTTCCGGGTATTTTTGATTATATTCTTCTATACGCCGATTTAGCTCTTCAAGGCTGATGAAATTTGCAACCCAAGTATAGCCGATAGCTTGTTTGGTATCCTTTTTTCGTCTGATGGTTAAGATTTCAGTCATCGCTATTGCACTCCTCTACTGATTCGACGGAAATTCCTCTTACAAGGTCAATAATCCAGTCATTTGCTTTTTGCTGCGCCGAAATACTCGCTTCGTTTTCGTCTTCTGCATCTACATACATCACAGAGCTAACATCGGCAGCCGCACTTAGACAAACTTCATATTTCCGTTTTTTGGTTAATTCCCGCTTTTTCTCCATACCCCATTCTGAATCAATGTTTTTGCGAACGTAATCGCCGAATTGTCCGGCAAAAGGAAAATCATTAGGGTCTATTTCTTCGCCGTATTTAGTTTTCATCATCTGTCGTCCCCTTTAACATTTTCGTCTGACGTGTTAAAATCTTCAGGATTTTTTAACATAATGTTGCAATTTGGTTCGGAATGTTGCGAATTTGGTTTTGCAACATTATTTGAAACATCTTGCTCGGTTTGAAACATTAGGTTAAGATTTTTTAAATCTTTAAGGCATCTCATTATTCTGACTGTGTCATCTTCAGAAAAATGGTAATTAGCCACTAATTCCTACAAAAGACCTCTTGCACCGTTTATCGTCATTATTACCTTTAACGGCATTTTACTTTTATCTGCACTCATTTAAAAAACCTTTCATTTATTAAATTGGCTCGTGTATGGCGCTAAGGATATTTCTTCCGAAGAGAGACTGGAAGCCGGCAGAACCTTTTGGGAAGAACACGAGGCCTGCCAGTACGGTACTGTTCGTCTGCCTGATTTGGAGCAGCCAAAGGTAGACTATACGCCAAAGCTGAATACGCCGGTATTTTTACTGGATGCGCGGAGTAAATTTGAGAAAACGGAAAATAAGCTTACAAAAGGGCAAAAGAAGGTTTTGAATAGAGTTGTATTGTTAAATTTGCCGATTACCACTGTAGGGAAAAAGTTTAGCGAATATAACCATAATTTGGAACTGTGTAAAGAATGTCTGTGCCGGGGATTAGACCGGTTGGTAATTCACTACGGCGGGAAGAGAAATCACCCGCAGCTCAAGGGATATGCCAAAGAGGGTTTTTGGGATTACTTGGAAGAATAATTATCTAATTTCGTAGAAATATTAATAACGAGATTTAGGATGGGTTTCAGGTTATTCACAAGGAATAACAAAACAATTGTTTGTCAAAAATGATATGCTACTATATTAATGTTTAGGAGTCTGCCTGGGGACGGACTCTTTGTTTACGGAGAAATAAAATGCGATTAAGGGAAGTCGCGGCGAAACTGTCGCAAGAACAGCAGAAACGAATAGAAGAGTTAAATGTACAGTTGTTGGATGAAATTGATTTTGAAGATACGGCACCATATCGGGAATTTCCGGATGTCTGGCGTACGTTAATACATGAAGAGATTTGTGCTGATGAAAAAATATCGCAAGCAAAGATTGATTATCGGCGTATTGGTGAAATTTCGGAAGAAAAGTTGTTTAAAAGATTTATTGAGGAGGCTGACAAAAACGGCAAATGTCGTATTGCGGGAGATGGCAGGCTGGCAATTGTGGCGCTTAATAAGAGAGCTGTTTCCGGGTTTTATTTCGGCGCAGACGTGAAAGAAAAAGGTTTGATTGAATTGGTTCCATATCTGTCGCGGGAAGACAGCGAAAAACATATTAGATTTTTGCAAGGTATATTGTGCCGCAGCATTTTTTATCTGAAGATTGAAAAAGGTGCCGTTGCGGCGTTGGTTAATATATCACCGGATAATCCTCCCGATATTGATGCCATGGAAAAATTATTGGGAGAATGTGGCGGATATCGTTCGGATGTTGTTTTTTATGCCTGCCCGTGGTTAATTTTCAAGATGGAAAAAGACATGGCATGTATGCGTTATAACTGGCGGCCGAACAATAATTGTGTTTTAGACGGGCCGTTTGTTGCGAAAAACTCACACTCTGAAAATAATGCTTGACTTGTCAGACAGGTGGTGCTAAAAATTACTACAATGGAAGACGTGGCTCTAAAGAGTTGCGTCTTTTTTATTGAATTATTTTTAGGTTGTTTAGAATAAACGGATTGAGATTGAAAAATATGGTGTATAAAAAAATATACACAATTTCAAAAAGATGTTGACTTTTTAAAAACCATACCCTAAAATTGCCATAATAGCATTAGTGTATGCTTTTAAAAGCTCCGGAAAGCCGGAGCTTTTTGTTATCTCATATTATTTCAATTCTCCAATAAGGTTGTAACCGAAATCCCTCCTCAAATTCTGCAGGAGGGATTTTTTTTATGAGAAGAACAATGATAATAATTTACAATGAAATCAACGGCGTCGGCAATATATCTTTTGACGGTTGGAACGAAGCTGACCATCCGCGAGATGATGTCGGGCGGTTTACGCATAACAGCGGAAGCTCGTTTTTAGGCAGAGAGTTTACAGGTGTTCGTGGACAAGAAGCAATCAACTTGCTGTTAAGAGAACGCCAAGGATTTGTTAAAGATGCTTTTTGGCGTAAAGACATTGGGGGTATAGATTTAATTTGGGGTAACGAGGACAAAGGTCTTTGTCATATATTGCATCGACGTAAGTATCCGCTGGAGAAACTGGGCGAATTTCTAAATTCTTTGGCTGAAGTCATTGAGAAAGGTGAGTTGTCTTTTAATGGGAAAAATCGATTTGAGATTTATTATAACCATAAGATAGCAGTTATTTCGCCGGACTTAGACGGCGATAAGAATATCAAATTTTTGTTGACGGCATTTAAACAGAAAAAACCTTAAAGCTTTTAAATCTTGATGGACCGTTTAAAATAAGTTGCGGACACATTTCTCAACTGCTTTAAGGTTTTGTCAGAAAGTCCGCCCGAGGAAATTTACTAACGGGCAGGTTACCTGATGGACAGACATTGACTGGGGTCAAGCCCCTTCCTCCATCAACTTTATGTAAATAATATATCACGACTCGGCGAAATTGTCAAGAGGAATTCATGTTAGAACTTTTACAAAGTCTTATAGCCTATAAATACGCCTGCAAGCTTAAACACTGGCAGTCGTCTAATTACGGTATGCATTTGTTGTATGACCGCCTGATTGAAAATGTTGACGGCTGGGTGGATGACATTGCCGAAAAGGTCTATATGGCCGCAGGCGTTGCCGAGCAGCTTAACAAGGATATTCTTCGCTCCGAGCTTATCAATGAAGATATTGCGGAAAGCATTACGTTCATTTTAGAAAAAATTGAGGAACTTCTTGACGACGAGGAGCAACCGGACGGCGTAGCCACTTTGCTCGGCGACATAAGCAAGGACTTTCTGACAAAGCTGGCATTGGCGAGGATGGAAAATGGCGAATGAACAGAATTTAAAACCGGTTCGAAGCAAGAGCGAAGCAAGAGAAAGAGGACGGAAAGGCGGCAAAAAGTCCGGGGAAGTTCGCCGTGAAAGAGCCATACTCCGGGAACTTGGCTATACTGATGTGGAGAGCTTTGACAAGCTTAATGAATTACAGAAGCTGGCGATTGCTTCCCGTAACGTTAACGCTGCGATAAAGGCGGAGGAACTTAAGGGGAAACTGGCTGGACTTTATATTGATAAGACCGAAATAACCGGCAAAGACGGCAAGGATTTGCTTCCGCCGGTGGATTTGTCCGGGCTTTCTGACGATAAACTTCTTCTTTTGGTTGAACGCGTTGACGAAAAGATTGACTGACGATGTCAGGATTACGCAGCACGACATCTTAAACGAACTGGCGCGACGGGATTTTAAGTATTTCGTCAAGCAGACGCACAAGGGATATTTTTTCTCAAAATTCAGCATAGAGGTCTGTGATGCGTTAAACCGGTTCCTGATTGATGTCGGGGAGGGCAGGCGGCCTATTCTGGTTATCCAGGCGCCGCCGCAGCACGGCAAGTCGGAACTTGCAAGCCGGCGGTTTCCGGCTTATGCGTTTGGGAAAAATCCCGAGTTTCGCATTGCCGAGTGTTCGTATTCCTCTGACCTGGCGGCTTCTATGAACCGCGACGTTCAGCGGATTATGCTTGAAGACGGTTATAAGACCATATTTCCGGAGGCAAGCTTAAACTCTAAAAGAATATCAACTTTAGACAACCAACCTTTAAGGAATTCTGAAAGGTTTGATATTGTCGGGCACCGTGGCTATTACGTTTCCACCGGTGTCGGCGGGCCGTTGACCGGCAAATCCGTGGACATCGGGATTATTGACGACCCTTTCAAGAATATGAAAGAGGCCAGGAGCGAGACGATAATAGAATCGGTCATAAGCTGGTACAACACGGTATTTTTAACCCGTCTGTCCCAGAAAAGCGGGCAGCTGATTATGGCGACCCGCTGGACGGTTGAGGACCTGCTCGGATACATTATTGAAAAAAACAAGGATACGGGGCGTTTGAAAGTCCTGTCTTTTCCGGCGATTAACGAACAAGGCGAAGCGTTGGTGCCCGAACTCCATTCTTTTGACAAGCTGATGGAGACCAAACAGAGCCTGACGGAGTTTGAATGGTCGGCATTGTATCAGCAGGAACCGCAGATTATTGGCGGCAACCTTATCAAAGACGAATGGTGGCGGTTTTATCCGACGTCAGACGTTAAGTACAGCTATATGTTTATGGTCGGAGACACCGCGCAGAAAACAAAGGAAGCCAACGACTTTACCGCCATTACGTTCTGGGGCGTAACCCGACAGAACGAACTGTACCTCTTGGATATGGTACACGGCAAATGGGAAGCCCCCGATTTGGAAGTTCAGGCCGTTGCGTTTTGGAAAAAGTGGGAAAAAGGCATTAACGGCGTCAGCCCGCGGGCGATGTACATTGAAGACAAAGCCAGCGGTACCGGTTTAATCCAGACGCTGAAACGCAAATTTCTCATTCCGATTATGCCGATTGAACGTATAACCGACAAACTGACCCGCGTTCTTGACGCGTCCGTCCACATTGAAAACGGGCGCGTATATCTGCCGATAAACAAAGACACGGACATATCGCGCAAGGTAATGGCGGAGGCGGGCGCTTTTTCCGCCGACATGAAGCACAAGCACGATGATATTGTAGATACGGTGTGCGATGCGATTGACATAGCTTTCCGCAAACCGCCGATGCGTATCAATCCGAACTGGACACAACATTTCAGGGTAAACGAATGGTAAAAAAGAAACGTCAGCTGAAAGCCGCAGCATCACGCGAGCCGATGACGATAAGAAACATTGAGGATATGGGAATCTCTGTCCGGCCGAAGGATATGCTGTCGCGCGCGCTGGAGATTTACAATAAGCCGGTTGCCGATTATAAAGTGCCCGTAACGCTGGGCAAACCGAAAGACAATCCTGCCGTAATGGCGATGGACAAGTGCATTGAGGGCGTTTTCAGCGTATATTCAAACGAGTGGCGCCAGCTGGCAATGCCTAAATTTCTGGGCTATCCGCTGCTGTCCAACATTGCCCAGGACCCGCTTATCCGCGCCGGCATAGAAACGATTGCCGACGATATGACAAGGAAGTTTATCAACCTTACCTCTAAAGGCGATGTTGATTTAAGCGCTAAAATAAGCGAGCTTGAAAGCGATTTGCAGAAATTCCGGGTCAAGAGCATATTCAATCAGGCTATTTCCACCTGCGGCTATCAGGGCGGCTGTCTGGTCTATATTGATGTGGGGCCGTTGGATGATGACGAAAAGAAAACGCCGCTTTTCCTGGATTCGTTTACCTTTAAAAAAGGTATGCTGCGCGGATTTAAGGTAATTGAGCCGATTAATATTTATCCGGGAATATATGACACTCTGGACCCGACGTCAGAAGATTATTTTAACCCCGAGACCTGGTTCATATTAGGCAAGGAATATCACAAGAGCCGTTTTTTGTATTTTGCACAGAATGAGGTGCCACTTATCTTAAAGCCGCTGTATAACTTCTTCGGGATTTCGCTGGCGCAGCAGGTATTGGAATATGTGCAGAACTTTACCGAAAACCGCCGTTCGGCGCAAAGGCTCTTAAATAAGTTTTCCATGACCGTCTGGCGTACGGATATGTCCGCTTTTTTGAATAACGGCAGTTGCGACAGTTTGATTGAGCGCGTCAAGTTTGCCAATTCCCAGCGTTCCAATGACGGAATGTTTTTGCTGGACAAGGAGCGCGAAGAGCTGGAACAGATAAATACGCCGCTTGCCGGGGTTACGGACATTGTCAGTATGTCGCTTGATTTGGCACCGGTTATCTTGGGAATCAGCAAAGATAAGTATTTTGGAGATTTGCCGAAGGGCTTAAATGCCTCTTCAGAGGGAACGAACCGCATTTATTATGATAAGATTCATTCTTTAAACGAAAAAATCAGTTATGACGCGGTTGAAAAGGTCTTAAAAATTCTTCAGCTTAACCTTTATGGCGAGATTGACCCCAATATCTCGTTTGAATTTGCCCCGCTGTGGGAAATGGATGAGCGCGAACGGGCGGAAATCAATAAAATCAATGCCGACACGGCGGCGATTTATGTTGACCGTGGTTCGCTTTCCAATACGGAAGTGCGCGGCGCTTTGGCCGACAACCCGAACAGCGGCTATTCCAATATTGACGTTGACGCCGTTCCCGAGACCGACAGCTTTGACGATATTGACGACGAAGACAAAGCCGGAGCGGTGTTTGACGGAGCTATTATTCAAGACGGAGGCAGTGGCAGCGGAAATTTTAACCATGCCGGGCGGCCGGGAAAGGTCGGCGGTTCGGCCGAAGAAGGGGGTAAGAGCCAAAAAGTGAATATAGAAGAAAAGATTAAATCGGTTAAAATTGACTTTAACAAAGATAATATTTTGCCGGAGCTAAATGCCGAGGATTTGGAAGAGCTGGGTGTTGAAAGCAAACCGGTGCGACTTAAGAAAAATATTATTGACTTAAACAAATATCGCCATCCTGACATTTCGTCTGAAGAAGCTGTCTCTTTAATTGCCCTGGCTTTATATTCTCCTGAATATATAGTACCGGGAAAAAGAGAAGGAGCTTATCACTTTATATCGCAAAGTGATGGAAAAGACAGCCCGCTTGTCCTTTTAGATATTGAACAAAACGAAGACGGATATTTTGATATTGTACACTTTTTTAAGGTTAGAGAGCGTGGGAAAAAAGCTTTAATAAAAGAAAAACGGTAAGGAGGGACTGCCGTTCCCCTCATGAACTTGTAAAACAAGCGCCATCCGGGGCAGTTGCCCTTGCGGGCTTTATGGTCTTCTTACCGTTAAAGATGATGTTCAGAGCAGCCGCCGAACCTGCTATTCAAAGATACAGCCGAGGCGAAAATTTCTGTATGTCAGAACATCAACTTTCTATATTTAATATATCACGACTCGGTGAAAAAGTCAAGAGAAATGAAACCAAGGTATAAAAAACTCCGGGCCATCCGCCCCAATAAAGGGATTGAGATGGATTATCGCAAAAAACTGACTGCTCTGATTGTAAGAATGCAAAAAGAGGTGCAAAGGGAGATTTTGCGGGTTTACCGGGGCGAAGAGGCGCAAATTGCGACAGATGCCGTTCCGGCGAATGTACTGTACCGCCTGATAAGAAATTTAAGGGACAAGTATCAAAAGCTGTTTAACAAAAAGTCTTTAAGCCTTGCCCGGTGGTTTGTCAATAATGTCAACCGATATACCGAGATTTCTCTGAAAGGGGCGCTGGAACATTATCAAAGCGAGAAGTTTAAGCGGGAGCTGAACGATTTAGGGCTGTTGCATAATTTCAGGCAGACCCCGGCTTTAACCAATGCCGCACAGAGTTTCGTACACGAAAACGTAAACCTGATAAAATCCATTCCCGAAAAGTATTTTACGGAAGTTGAGGGGATGGTAATGCGCGGCATAAGGGATGAGAAGCCGTCAAGCTGGGTAAATGACGAACTAGCCAAACGGTATGGGATAACGACCCGCCGGGCGATAATGATAGCTCGCGACCAAAACCACAAGGCGACCGAACAGCTTAACCGCACCCGTCAGCTTGGGCTGGGAGTAAAGAGGGGGATGTGGCAGCACGCGACGGGGGTAAAGGAACCGCGCCATAGCCACGAACGGGCAAACGGCAAAATATTTGATTTGGATAAAGGGCTTAAAGTTGACGGCGAATTTATCTTTCCGGGGGAAAAGATAAATTGTCATTGTTTCTTTATTCCGTTACTTGAGGATTATTAAATGTTAGCATACGACAAGCTTGAAACGGGTACCGTGCGCCATCTGGACGAAAACGGTTTTTTGCATGTAGACGTGTCAAACATTACCAAAGAGGCGGTTAATCCGTATTATGGGCGCGAGATTCCCGGGTGGAAAGAACAGGGGCTGGCGCCGGACAGGATTTATTACGGCTACCGGCCTTTTGAAGAAATAGAAAAAGCGGCGGAGACGTTTAACAACCTGCCGCTTTTGTCCGAACATGTCGAGGACGGCGCGGATAAGAAAAACCAGCATTTGCGGGTCGGGTCGCTCGGCACCGACGCAATGACAGAACGCCCGTATCTGAAAAATTCGCTGGTTATTTATGACCAGAAAGCCATAGACGGCATTAAGTCGGACAGCAAAAAAGAATTATCCTGCGCGTATCGTTATGACCCGGTGTTTGAACCGGGGACGTTTGACGGGCAGAGATATGATTTCCGCATGACCAACATCCGCGGGAATCACGTTGCTCTTGTAAAAGAGGGCAGAGCAGGAAGCGACGTGGTTGTCGCTGATGGTAACTCAATTAAGAAAGGTAAGAAGATGAGTGTTAAGTTAAAAAACTTTATCAGTAAACTTTCTTCAAAAAAAGGCATGGCGATGGATGAAGATTTGGAGGAGGCTTTCAAAGAGGCTATCCGCGAAGAAATCAAAGAAATCCAGGAACCGGGCAAAAATGAGGAAGGTGTTGCCGATGACGCTGATACTACCGACAAAAACGCCTTGAAAAACGAGCTGATGGAACGAGTAAACGGCTTGTTGAAAGGGCGCGGCGAGGTAGACGGGAAGTCGGAAGAGGAATGGTACAAATGGTTCAGGGAAGCGCTTGACCGGCTGGCTTATACGGATTCCACCCGTTCGGCCGATGATTCCACACCGCAGGCGAAAGACGCCGAACCGGATGACAAGTCTTTTGCCGAGGGCGTAAAGTACGGCGAAAAGCTGGAAAAGAACCCGGAGGAAAGGAAGAAGCTGGATCGCGAACATGAGTCGGAGGGGATGAAGGGCGCGATGGATGCCCAGTCAATCCGCTCGTCCATTATAAACGAGTTCAGACAGAAAAACGAAGCTGCGGCGGCGGTGCGCCCGCTTATCGGGAACGTTGACGTTATGGCCTTTGACAGTGCCGAAGACATTTATGCCAAAGCGCTGGAGCTTAACGGGTACAATGTCAAGAACTATGACCGCTCAAGCTATCGCGGTATGGTGGAAGTGCTGAAAAACGCCAAAAAGGAGCCGAATATGTCTTATGATGCGGCTGCTGTAAAAGGCCTTTTGGAAGACTTTCCTGAACTTAAAAACGTCAAGTTAGGAGACAGATAATGGCAAATATAGCTTTTCAGAAAGAAATCAACAGCCAGAAGCCGTGGGGCGTGGCCGGTGATTTTATGGATGACAACTACAACCACATGTATCCTCTGACTTTGCTTGTGAAAGCGTATGAAGAGGGTGATGTGAAGGTAGAAGTCGGCAAGTTCGTATGGGACAACGGGGACGGCACCTGTTCCGCCAAGGGAACTGGGCAGCCTGCCGGTATCGTACACCGCGTTTTGGACATTCCGATTACGGATATTGCCAACGGCGCGACAATGAGTGTTCCTGCAAAATACAAGGTAGGGATTGCCGATTGCTGCAGTATTTTTATCACTGTCAGCGATACGCCTGTTGTCGGCAACAAGATTTTTGTAAACAATACCACCGGGGCGATTACCAACGCCGCTCAAGGCTCAACGGTATCCGGCGCGACGGAAACGTCATTCAGGATTAAGACCCTGTGCGACAACACTGCCGCCGCCGGCATTCTGGTTGGCGTATCAAACTGGGGCGAACGCATGGAGATTAACAATGCAGCAGAATAAGATTGAGGAATTAAAACAGTACGGCTTTGTCTTTAACGGCTATCAGGGTTTTATTGACAAATCCAATCTGGCACAGATGGCGATGGACGCGTCTTTGCTTACTCCGCCCAACTCGGGTATTCCGGTAGAATACACGGCGTTTCTTGACCCGGCGATCATCCGCATCCTGAATGCGCCGCGCCGGGCACGCAAAATCGTCGGCGAACGCAAAATCGGCGACTGGACAACCCCGTACGTCCGCTTTACGCAGATTGAACAGACCGGCTTTGTTCAGCCTTATGACGACTATGCGGACAACGGCAAATCGGACATCAACCCGACTTTCCCGACCCGCGACAACTATGTTTTTGAAACCACGATTGAATACGGCGACCGCGAAACAGATATTGCATCGCGCGCCAAGTTCAACCTTGTTTCCGAAAAGCAGGTTTCGGCGGCAACGACGATTGATTTGGCAATGAACCGTTTTTACTTCTACGGCGTTGCCGGTCTGCAGAACTTCGGTCTTTTGAACGACCCGAACCTGCCGAATGCGCTGACGCCGGCAAACGGGGCAAGCGGGCAGAAGACCTGGCCGACCAAGACCGCCGTTGAGCGTTATAACGACATTCTGGCACTGGTTGCCGATTTGGCTGACCGTTCAAAAGGCTATATTGACGAGAACTCCAGATTAAAACTGGTCATCAGTCCGGCAAGGTCGCCGCTGCTTCTGGGTACGAGCGACCTGATGGCGAACTCCGTCAAAGCGCTCCTGAAAGAGGGACTGCCCAATCTGGAAGTCGTCGTAGCGCCGGAAATGTCTACGGACGCGGGCGAAATGATGATGCTGTTTGCCGACGTGGTAGACGCCGACGATACCGCCAACAAGGTGGCCGATTTGGTATTTTCTGAAAAAATGAGAGCCGGGCGCGTTGTTCCGTACCTTTCCCATTTCAAACAGAAATATTCGGCCGGGACTTTCGGCGCGGTTATTTTCCAGCCGTTCGCCGTTGCGTCTATGCTGGGCATCTAGAACATATAAGGAGGCAATATGTCCAAGAAAAACGAAAGCGCGCAGACCGCTCAAAGTTCTGCGAAGAACGTAACTCAGGTTTCCGCCGCTGCCCGCCCGCAGGGCGGAAATTTTGTTACGGTGATGTCAAAACTTCCGTGGGGGCTGACGTTTGCGACGCCGGACGGCAAAAAACACGTCATTAACGGTATGAATCAGGGGCTGCTGGTCAAAACCGAGGGAATGCTCGGCCGTTATGCGGCAACCCGGCTTGATGCCGAAGTATGGGAGTATTTTGCCAAAGCGCACGCGGAACAGGATTATCTGAAGAAAAAGGCGATTTTTGCCGAAGTGCGGGAAAGCGACGCCAAAGCCAAGGCCAAAGAGCTGGAAAAGGACGTCAAAACCGGTATGGAGCAGATTGACCCCAAAGACGTTCCGGGAATCCAGACCGCCGACAACACGAAAAGCAGCCAGGGAGTTACGGTCTAATGTCCAGTCAGCAGGTAGTTGTTTTTGATGTGCAGGAGTTTTTAAGTCGCTATCCCGAATTTGCCGGGAAATTTACGGACGAGCAGCTGCAAAACTTCTTTGATATGGCCACCGGCATATTGAATGACTCTTATTCAACGCCGGTATGCGATTATGATCTGCTCAAGACGATGCTCTACCTGCTGACGGCGCATATTGCGTTTTTGTTTGGGCGAGGGGCCGGAACGGCGGGCAATCTGTCATCGGCAAGCGAGGGTTCCGTTTCGGCATCGTTCACGATGTTGCAGAACCTTCAGGCGCAATGGTTTAATCAGAGCCAGTACGGTCAGCTTTTCTGGCAGATGTCGCTGCCTTACCGGCTGGGGCGCTATATTCCGGCTTGCGGGTGCTGAAATGGGGAAATTTGCCAATGTCAAAATAGACCTTTCCAAAATCGTGAAGATGACGGAAAATTTGGAAAAAGAGCTGAAAACCAGTTATAAAGGGGCAAAATGGGGGTATCTTGAAGGAGAGAAACACCGTGAAAGCGGCGAAGAGCTGTCCAAGATTGCGCTTGTCAACAATTTCGGCGACCCGGCAGACAAAATCCCGCCGCGCCCGTTTATGACCAATGCCCGGAACGAGATTGCAGGAAAAATCCCGAGAATCGTCAAAAAGCGTATTGAAGAGGGCGAAAGCCTGAACCGGATTGTCATCCGCATTGCCAGAGATATGCAGACGACGGTCAAGCGGAGCTTTACCGCCTACGACTATGCGCCCAATGCACCGGCAACAGTCAGGAAAAAAGGCAAGGATACGCCGCTTTTGGACACGTTCCAATTGCAGAACAGCGTCCGCGCCGGCGTTATTCAGCCGAATGGAAAGCTAATATTACTGCCGCCGGATGAAAAATAGGACAGGGCTTGACAACCCTGCCCCGTCCTGCTATTTCTTAATAGACAGGAAAATTCGGAGTTTCCGAATAACAATAATAAATTTTATTATCATTATTAGTCCTTTCAAATAATATGAAAGGGGAAACCCACAACCTATTTTAAACTTGACAAATCAAGAAAAATAGGCTATCTTAACTTCAGGAAAGAAGTTAAAGTGGGTTTAACCCCTTTCTAGGTTAAGACAAGCCCGGTGTTGCAGCACCGGACTTTTCTTTTATATAAGATTCGTTTTTAAAGTCAAGCTCCGGGAAAACGGGGCTTTTTTTATGGAGCGGGGATGTCGCTTAATCTTCACGAACTGGTCGGAGATTTTTTAACCGTCGTTAATGACTGGCAGCAGCTGCTTTTTACCCATACATCGGTAGAATGGAAACCTGACAGCCGCGATCCCGTAACGACGACGGAAACTTTTACCGTTCGCGGGAAGATACAGCCGGCCTCTTTGCAGGAATTGCGTGAGTTAGGCTTTAACCTGACCGAATATCAGTATTTCAAGGTGTTTATTACCGGCACGCCGACACAGCTTGACCAGCTGCGCCAGTTTGGTTCGGACACTTTTGTCTGTAACGGTTACAAATACAGGATTGTTGCCAAAGAAGCTTGGGATGACGCCGGCTGGCGCGAGGCTTACGCGTACCGTATGGAGTATGTTGATGCGGGAAAATGAACTATACGATTATCTGCAGGGGCTGATGCCGGCGCTCCAGTTTGTCAACCCTTATCATGACGATGTTCCGCTGCCGCCGCCGGACGTTGATTTCGCCACGATGAACATTATGCCGGTTTCGCCGATTGGGTGGAGCCAGCAGCGGCAGAAAAGCTATGACAGTGAAACGGGCGTTGTAACGCTTTACCAGGATATTGAGCGCGTTTACAGGATACAGTTTGATTTTTACGGGCCGAACGCCTTTTACAATGCCGAAGTGTTTCAACATACTCTTCAGGTTAATCTGGTTAAGCCTCACGGGGCACTGGTTGACCTGAAAAAGACGGGAGACATCCGCAACCTCTCGTTTTTGCAGGAAAACAAAGCCTATATGCGGCGTTACGGTTTTGACGCGGAGGTTTTTGCGGTAGACACGATAGAGACGGCGTCGCCTGCCATTGAAACCGCAACCGTCAAAATTATCAACCGGGGAAACAATTTCAACTAATTTTTTTTGAGGATAAAGACCATGAGTTTACCTTTTTCCAAGTTTGTACCGATTTCAGCGTCGGTTCAGTCTCCGTCGTTCACGGTGGAGAAAAAACATATGCTGCTGGCTATGGACAACGCGCTTATTCCGACAAGTTCGGCCTATCTTGAATTTTCGGGAAGTTCCGCCGTTGCCGATTTCGGCGCTTATTTCGGCAAGAATATTCCCGAATATGCCGAAGTGCAAAAGTATTTCGGCTATTTGAGCAAGACGGGAACCAGCCCGGACAAGCTGGTTGTTGCCCGCTGGTATAAGGAAGCGGCGGCGCCGTTTATCAAAGGATCGTCGTCTGTAGCGGAACTTTCCGCGTTAAAAGCCGTCAGCGAAGGAAGTTTCAACGTTTCGTTTGACGGTACGGAATTTCTGGTAGTGGTTGATTTGAGCGCGGTCAACAGCTATTCGGACGTTGCTACGACCATTCGTAACGCAATTATCGCAAATTCTTCTGCTGGCGAGATGTTTGGCAATGCCTCGGTAACGTACAGTTCGGTAACCGGCGGCTTTATCATTACGGCGGGCGAAACCGGGAAAGGACATGTTGTCGGCGCGGTAACCGCAGGGATGACCGGAACGGATTTGAGCGCTATGCTGGGGCTTGACAATGCGGTATTGTCGCAGGGAACCGACGCCGAGACGTTTGCCGAGTTCTGCGACCGGCTGTTAAACGCCAATTCGTCGGGATATTCAATTACGACGCTGGAAAAGCTGGAGCAGGCCGATATAGATGCGGCGGTTCAGTGGCTTCAGGGCAGCCTCGGGGAACAGACGATTTATTCCCTTGTGCGTCTGGTCTTCAACTTTACCGACAAGGAAACGTTTAAAACCGTCCAACAGGCTCTGATTGAAAAGGGATATACGGGATATGTCGCCTGTGTTGACCTCAATCAGGAAAACGTCAACATTCTTGATTGCGCAATATGCGCGACGATTGATTTTGAAACCGCCAATGGCACAATCAACTTCAATTTCCAGCCGGCAACGGGCTATACCCCGATAACCAAACTGGGAACCGTAGTAGACTATCAGCAGGGGCAGACCAATCTGGGGCTGGCCGAAGAGCTGGACGGCCTTTACGGTTCTTATATCTATTCGGTCGGGTTCGGTTCGCAGGAACAGGTTTTGTACGGTATGGGGCTGATGGTCGGCGATTTCGGCACGGAAGACGTGCAGGTTAACGAATCGTGGCTGGAAAAAGACACGCAGACCCGGATTATGAACGGCTTCATCGCCTTGAACAAATTAAAGCTTCAGGGAACGGACGCCAGGGAATTCCTGAGTACGATGATTGCGCCTTCGTACGAAAAAGGCAAGACAAACGGCACGATTGCGCAGGACGGTACGGTTTCGGAAGCTGACCGCAACAGCATTTATCAAGCCATGGGCGTGGCGGGCGCCGCGGATTCCGTGGAACAGAACGGCTATTATTTCCAAATTGAGGATTTAAGCGATGAAGACATCAAACTCAGACGGGCGCGGGTCAAAGCGGCTTATCTGTGCGGCGGCGTGATTAACAAGGTCAGAATCAGCAATACATTATATGGAGCGTAACAATGATAAATCAGGACATTTCAACGAATAAAACGGGTTTTCAAAACCTTGAATATTCTTTAACCGCATTGCCGGTTCTGGCGTATTTGAAGCTTGAGGGCATTGCCGAGGACGGCGTACAGTGGGAACGTCCGCAGCCCGCGACTTTAAGCAAAGGTGCGGACGGCAAGGCGAAAGTCGTACAAAAGCCGGTTGTTTATGCGTGCACGATTGCGTTGCAGGCCAATTCCAATTCCCGTCTGGCGCTGGACAGCCTGTGCGACGCGACGCAGGCCAAATACGGCAGACGCCTTGTTGATTATGCGATGGTTATGAACGTTTCCAACTATACGACCGGCGTCAAGACGGTATATTCGGGCGGGACGATTGAGGAATATGACGCGGGCGATTCGGCAACCCGGGACGACGGGCAGGGGAACAAGGTTTACCGCCTGTCTTTTGCCGACCGTATCCAAATGCCGTTGTAAAGGAGGCTTAAATGCAAAAAGTTATCAAAGTGGAAATCAAAGACATGGACAAGACGCTGAAGTTCAACGTCCGGCTGTTTAACGCTATGGAGGGGTTGGATTTTCTTGACCGGCGCATTGCCGAAAAATCCCGTTCAATCAAGGAATGTTTGAAAGATTTGCTGCCGCTTGCGACATTGACGGATACAGGCGGCAATACTCCGGTGGCCGAAATGAGCCTTGAAAACGCCGGTTCGTATTTTGAAAGCCCGCTTGCCCCGGTTGAACTGGGCATAAAAATTCTGGAACATCAGATGGTTTTTATGAAAAGCTCCGAAATATTCCGGCCGTACGTCGCAATGCTAGAAAAGATGTATCGTTTGCCGATTTCGGAGAAAGTAACCTCATCTTCAACATTCTCACTCCCGAAATAAACGTAACAGATTTAACATGTATAGATTTGGGCGACCTGTATTTGTGCAACCTCGCCCAATATGTTCGGGTTCAAAATGAATATGCGGCGTATAACCGCGCCAGAGACAAGGCAAAATAAATGTTTTCCGATGCCGTTATAAATTTCTTCGTCAATTCCAAGGAAGCCGAGCGGTCGCTTGACAAACTTACAAAAAAGTTTGAAAGCGCCGGTGATTCTATAGCTAACAGCCTGCTCTCCAAACTGGGGGCGATTACTGCCGGCGCGCTCGGCATCAAGGGGCTGACCGAAGTTTATAACGAAATGAAGCAGATTATCCATCTTGCCGAATTATGGAATATGCCGATTGAGAAGCTGCATCAGTTTGTCAATATGTTTCAGCTTTTCGGGGGAACAGTGGACGATGCCGTATCTTCCGTTGACCGTTTGCAAAATTTGCAAAAGACTTTAATCAATGAATCTTCCGGGGAATTAAAGGAACTTTCTGCCCGTTTGGGAGTAAATCTGGCCGGTCAGGATTATCTGGGCGCGATAGAACTTATCCGGTCGCGTTTTAACGCTTTGACTGATTACGGTCAGAAAATGGTTCTTGATGCTTTGGGCGGAGATGAAAACAATGCGCTAATTCGCATGCTTCGTGCCGGCCCAGACGAGTTTATGGGAAAATGGAACGAAGCCGGGAGCTTTACGCTTCTGACCGAACAGACGAAGAGGGATTTTGTTGAAATTGAACAAAATATCGGGAAAATCCAGGTTGCGCTTAATTCCATCGGTTTGGAAATGCTGCAAGGTCTGGCACCGGCAATCAAGAGTTTTTCCGACAGTTTGGCCGATTTTGCGAGGGACACGGAGACACGCGATAAAATTGCCGATATGGTTAAGCTTTTTGCAGCTTATAAAGCAGCTGTGCTTTCGCTTCGCATTGCCATAGGTTTGTTGCTGCGCCCGTTTGCCCTGCTGGGAATTACCGCAGGGTTGGTTTATATCAACTGGGGTAAACTGCAAAAGCCTTTTAATGATTTTCTGGCTAAAAATCCCGAGCTTGCAAAAGCGCTTAAAGATTTGGCCGATTTGTCCAAGGCCTTTGTTGAAGCGCTCGATTCCGGTGACTGGAAGCCGTTTTGGGACAGGCTTGACAAGACGATTGCGAAGTATGAAACGCTGAAAGACCTGTTAGACATCATTGCCAAAAGCGGAAAATTTATTCTTTCAGGTTTTGGCCTGGCTGAGCCGGATGACAATGATGTTTTGACTTATGATAAGGCGATGGGACGGTTATCCGACAGGATTGACGCTTTAGGGGATTGGTTATTGGAAAAAACCGGGTTTAAAAAGTATATAAAACCGGGAGCCGAGTGGTTTGAGGAAGGCATAAGGGGCGCAGGCCCTATGGATACAGGACGCCCTTATCTGCCGTATTTTCCCGAGCCAAATCAAAATACGGCCTATTACGACAACCGTACATATACTTTTAACAATCCGAGCGAGAGGCAGATACAGCTGGCAACACAGCGGGAAAGCGTCTTATATCAGAATACGCGCGGCAACCGCAGCGGCGCATTTAACTACAGAAGCGGGAGCGTCTCATGATTTTGAGCATTGCAAATGATATCTGGCAAAGATTAAACAATTATACCTACGGAATAAAGTCGTCCAACAGCGACAAACTCTGGCTGGAATTTGACACGATAGACGAATGCCAGTTTCACGGTTCATCAACAGTCACCAAATATCCGCTGGAAAACAACACCTATTACACTGACTACAAATATTCCAACCCTGATGACCTGATGCTGAAAGGGGCTGTTTCGGTAAATTCGCTGATTAGATTTGGCGATGCCGAATACAACCTTGACGGTATAACTAACAAGGCATCGCTTGTGGAACTTATTCACAATCAGTGCACGGAGTTGTGCCGGAATATGATTTTGCTGGATATTCAAACTCGCAATTCAGGCTTGAGAAAAAATTTTACTATGAATGATTTTATGATTAATGAAAATCCGGGTAACTATAATATGCTTGAAGTAGATATGAGTTTTACCGAGGTGTTGCTTTTGACCGCAGAGGGAACAATGCTGCGCAATGTTGCCGACAGCGATACCCAGAAAGCGGGCATTGTCGAAACCCGCGATGTTAATTTGGGAAGGTGGTGGATGTAATGCAAACGGCAATCAACCTTATTCAAACTCCGGTTCAGGAACTTTCGGCAACAATTACCGATGCAACGGAAAATCGGCGGATTGTCGGCATTACCTTGCGGACAATGAAAGACGGCAGCCTTATTGCCGACATTACGGTTGACGGCGAGGCGCAGCGGTACGGCGTCAGGTGCATAGACAAGATGCCGCTTTTGTTGAACAATGCCTTAAACGGCAATTTGTATTTTTACGACCTTTTAGGCAATACCGACCCCGTCTACAGTGGGTTTAATGACAGATACCTGCTTATTTTTGATACGGAATACAGTCTGGTGTAAGGAGAAAATATGAAAACATACATCGAAAATCCCAAACGCTGGGAAAGCTTTGTTATGAGCCGCGAGAACCTGCTTAACGGGAGTGCGACACATAGTGCAAAAGCTTTTCAGAATTTGATGGAGAGGTTTAACACTTGGGCGCAGGAAAATGGCTACGGCATTCTGTACGATAAAGAAATCGGCTATCACGCCGTCAAAAAGGCGGATTATACCGATGGCGTTATCCTGACGGATTTGCCAGTTCCGGGGTTTAAACTTGCCAAACCGGAAGAGGCGCTTAAGATAGCCAATGAGGAAATCAGACGCCGGCGTTCGACCCTTATGGCTAAAGAGGCTGACCCGCTCAAATACGACTACGAGGAAGCCCTTGCAAGGGGAGACAAGAGCGCAAAGGAACTGAAAAGGCTATGGCTTGCTAAGAAAGACGAAATCAGGGAAAATTTGCCTTATCTGAAAGAAAATGAAGAATAACTGGGATATTCCGAAACGGTATTTACGCCTCTCCATTTATCGGAAAAGCAGCCCGGAGCAGCTCTTGACCCAACTGACTGAAGATGCGGATGTTGAGTTTAACACCTCGGCAGCGGTGACGGGGGCGTTGAACGAAGCCAATATAATTATCGGCGGTCTGAAAAAAGAAACGATGTTTTTTTTGGCGACATCGGCAACACCGTGGTTAAAGGACTGGGTACAGGCGCGGATTGTGCTTGAAGCCGGGTATTATAACCGCCACGCGCGCATTTTTGACGGGGTGGCAATGGATTCCGTCATGGATATGGAGACGGCGGACGGGAAAGTTACGATTAAAGCCATGTCTATGTTTGAAGAGCAAACGGAAACCAAAAGCTATACGTTTGAGGGGGACGTTTCGGTTAATCAGATAGCCTCAAGTTTTGCCTCCGATTTGGGGCTTCCTCTTGTTTCGGAAATTTCCGACGATTTGAAAGTCAGCAATTACGCGCTCAGAAATGAGTCCGCAATTCAGAATCTTCGCAATCTTGCCGACCAGACAGGACTGGAAATTTATATGCATAACGGGCGCGTTTATATCAAGGAACCGAGTGCTCCACTCGAGAATATTCCGGCCCTGACGTTTGGCTCAAAGGATATTGTCGGCGTTCCACAGCCGACGCCTCTGGGGGTTGACGTCAATGTCCGCATGACAACCGAACCGGTAACCGGGCAGCAAATTATTATTGATTCGTTAAAATTTCCGCAAATCAAACAAGCCAAACTTCAGTTGCAGACCCTGCGGCATGTCGGCAAGACCCGGGGAACGCAGTGGTACACGCAGCTGGTTTTGCGCGGCAAGGATTTTGGATGGTACAAATGAAAAATATTCCCCAGTTTAATCCGGCAGATATTTCCAGCGAATATGCGCTTTTAAATGCGATTATCAAAGACTATCTGGCAAAGAACCTGGCAACCGTGCAACCGGTTCAGGTGATTAAAGTTTATGAAGATAACAGCTTTGTAGATGTCGCGCCGTTGATAGAAGTTGAAGACACATCGGGAAATCTGCTCGCGATTGGCGCAGAAGATACGATTTATTCGATTCCCGTAATCCAGCATTTCGGCAACAACTGCCAGATAACGATAGCCCCGGGTGTCGGAGATGCCGGGTTCCTTTTAGCTTCAAAGTATGATTTATCTATTTACAAAAAGACGAAAGAAACGGCTGCCGCCGGTTCATACCGGCAGGTTTGCTGGGGCGAACGGAGTATTTTTGCCACTGACGTTCAATCAGGCGGGAGCCGGAGTGGTTTTGCGCAACAACCAAACGCAGATAGACCTGCAGGACGGGCAAATCAACATTACCGGCGATACTTTGGTTATAAACTGCAAAACTGCCGAGGTTAATGCCGAAACTTCGGCAACGGTCAATTCTCCTGCGGTTAATCTTGGCGGCGAGGGAGGTCTGGGTGTTGCAAGATTGGGAGATGCCGTGGAGGTTAATGTAACATCCGGTTCTTCTGCCGGGACGTGGAGCGGTACGATTACGGCAGCGAGTTCGATTGTAAAAGCAAAGTGAGGGGGATATGGACAGTTTAAAGATTGATGCAGACAATAATCTGGTTTTGATACAGGGAAATCTGGCAATAGCTGTCGGTATTGCTGCTTGTGCGCAGGATACAAGGACGCGTATCGGTTTTGTCAAAGGGGAAAATCCTTACGACACCGCTGCCGGAACGGATTATTTCAGTACCATCTTGGGAAAAATGGGCGGCATCGACTATATTCGCGAACAAATCCGCTCGCGAATTATGGATAACAACGAGATAACCCAGATAAACAACCTTGCGCTAACTTATGAGGACGGAGCTTTAAATTTAGCGGCGAAAATTTCAACTATTTATGGGAACATCAGTTTATGAACAATCTTTTCAGCGTAACGAGTGACGGCGTTATTACCGTTGACACATCGGGAATTAAAGAATCTTTTCAGGAGGCATATAAGGGTGCTTTGGGCAGCGATTTGAATCTGGAAGACAGCACCGTTCAGGGTCAGCTTATCCTCAACGACACGGAAAATCTGACTTTGGTAATGAACGAGGTTGTAACCATGGCCAACTCATTTTCCGTTTATACGGCAAAAGGGAAAGCTTTGGATGTTGCTGCGGCCTATTTCGGCTACTACCGCAAAAACGGTCTGAAAACAGTCGTGTCGGCAACCGTGACGGGCGCAGTCGGGACGATTATCCCTGCCGGGTCGGCTGTTTCAAACGGCGAAAACGAATTTGTGTCCTTAAATAAGGTAACGATACCGCAGAGCGGGAGCATTTCTGTCCAGTTCCAGGCCACGACCGTTGGAGCGATAAATTGTGCGGCGGGAACGCTGACAACGATTGTAACGCCGATTTCCGGCTGGGACAGCGTTACCAACGAACTGGGCGGCATTGTCGGCGCGCCAGAGGAAAATGACAACGTTTTCCGGCAGAGGATTACAGCTAACTGGCTGAATATCAGGGCAAAGACCATTTTGGGGGCGCTGATTGACAATGTGGCGCAATTGGCCGACGTTGTGAGCGTTTTGGGGCGAGAGAATTATACCGATGAAAGTATTATGATTGATGACGAGACTCTGTCGCCCCATTCGGTTTATCTTTGCGTTTTAGGCGGCGTAGATGCAGATATTGCAGAAATTATGGCTAAATTTAAAACCGTCGGCGCGGGGGTTAACGGCGATACGGATATTTCATATTATGACGAAGTCGCTAAATTTACTTATAACTATAAAATTCGCCGCCCTACTTTCAAGCCAATAACAATTAAGGTTACTTACAGCGAGAACAGCTATACTCCGGCAGACGTTGAAGACATTATTAAAAATATCCTGACGCAATACATTGCCGATAATCCGTTTCAAATCGGACAAGTTATTTCGTCGGTCGTTTTGTCGCAGGCGCTGGACAGTTTTAACCAGGCGAACCTCTTAAATCTACAGGTGGCGAATGGCCCGAATTTTGTAGATTATCTGCAAATGCAGATTGATGATGTCGGCGTTTTAGAAGAAATCGTATTTGAAAAGGTGGGCTGATGTTTAGGGAAGTTGCGTTAGACATACTGCAAAAACAATACGGTTATACCAACGTTTCCGATTTGATGATAAAGCGCGCCGCCGTGTGGGATAATTATCTCGGCGACGTATCCGAACGTTTTATTACGGAAATTCTGGATTATAACACCTGTATTCCCGAGGCTCTTGACTTTATTTGGGGGCGTATGCTGAAAGTTACCCGCACTTTTGCCGGCGCAGACGGGGAAAACTTTTCTTTAAGCGACGACCAATTTAGGGAGATTATCAAAATCAGGGCTTTCGGTACGATTTGGAACGGCAGCGTCTATAAGATGAACCGTTTTTTGCAGGATTTGTTTAAAGACCGGGGAACGGCCTATGTCCAGGACAGCCTTGATATGAAGTATGAAATCTTCGTTTTTGACTTCGCGCTTGAGCCCTGGGAAGAATATTTGTTTTTATACAAGGATATTTTGCCGCGTCCGGCCGGCGTAGGCATCGCAATTTATAATTTGTTTACCGATTCGACGTTCGGTTTTGAGGGAACGGAATTTCAGCCGTTTAATCAGGGCGTACTGTGGAACGGGCAGCTAACGAAAGGGTAGATGATGAAAGCAGCTGATTTTGAATTGCCGCAGGTTTTGGCGGGGGCTTTTGCCTATAACGGCGAACGCAACGAGATTGCCGAAGACGCAACTGGAAATTATCTGGCATCGTTGGAGCAGGGATTTCCGCCGATAACCATGCAGCCGAAATCTTCGGGAGGGACGCCGCCGGACGGCAAGGACTTTAACGGGCTCGGCTATTTGTTGAGCCAGTTTTATTTTTATATACAAAACGGCGGCAGCTATACCTTTAACGCCGACGTTTCTGCCAAAATCGGCGGTTATCCGAAAGGGGCGCGTTTGTGGTACACATCGGCAGCGGGCGAAGTTATGTTATTGGAATCGGTAATTGACGACAATACCTTTAACTTTAACACGGATTCATCTGTCATCGGCACACAGTGGAAAGAAGTTATTCCGACCAAGGCTTATGTTGATGCGGCGATTGCTGCCGCAACGGTTGGCAAGTTTATGCAACTTACGGGCAATGTAAACGAGACGGCAACCGGCATCAAAACGTTTACCGGCAATGACGGGCAAGCCGATACGGTTGTAATTTCCGGCGATGATGAGAATCCGCTTTTGGGCAAAAAGTTGGTTTTAGAAAACAAACGCCGCCAAACCGGCTCCGGCAGTTCCGGCGATATGAATGCAATATCTTTTCGGGCATCTGACGGGCAGTATGCGGCAATAACCGGCGGAATAAACGGGAATGTGCCGTATCTGGGCTTTACATTGGGAAGTTCAGCGCCTCTTATGCTGTATTCCAACGCGGTTAACCTATTCCAGCCGACAAGCATAACATTAAGCAGCGGGGGGCGCTTTTTGACAGGAAGCGTATCGTCTATTACGCCTAAAGCATATTTGGAGATAGGCTCCGAAAGCATCGGACAAACGACGACATGGGGGTTGACCAGCGGGTCAGGCGTGCAGACTTTTGACACCGGTATCCGATTTGTGCGTTCGACGGCGATGACTGGCTGGGCGGAGCTTTACCAGAAAGGGGCTCCAAATTATTTTCCGGGAGGACAATCGGCGTTTTCTTTTGATATTGCCGACAGTGACAGCTCATACAAAATCGCATACACAAAATGGGTAAAGCGCCAGATTGACCGTAAGCTTGAATACAACAAAGCGCAGAAAATCACATCTGGTTTTGTTACGGCTGCTCCGGGATGGGTTTTTGTAACCGGCAATACAGTAGGCGGAAGTATCAATCTTTATATCAATAATGTTTTAATTGCCACAGCCAATGGTAACGGCTACAATAAAGACAATTCGACGATGTTGGCACAAATTAAGGTTACAACCGGAGATTCAATCATATTTACAAACAATCCGAATGTCTTATATGTTCCGTTTGAGGCGGGAACATCCGCTTACAATGATGATGAATACAATACGGAAATAGAGACAATAGTTAATGAAATTAACGGGGAGGTTGTCTGATGGGGACGTTGGTTGAAAAATTGGATTATCTGGAGCAAACAAAAAAAGATATCCAACAGGCTATAATTGCCAAAGGAGTGGAAGTTGGCAATGATGTCACTTTCCGGGATTATGCAGCCAAAGTTGCCGCAATTTCCGGCGGAGGTGGCGGCGAAACGGTATATGCGGTGAACAACACGGGCGGGGCGATTATAAGCGGGACAAAGGCGTTGTTAAACAGCCACCAGCGGGAAACGACGGCAACGGCAGAAAAGCTGATTAACTCAACCACGGGAAGTGTAATGTATTTTCCTTTTTGCAAGGGAAATGACGTTTATGCTTTTTTCTCAAACCGTCTGTACAGCCTGACCTACACGCCGGAATCCGGCAGTTGGGCGGCGACAGACCTTGATATTGCCAACGTTAGCGGAAGGTTTATTGACTTTATTGACGGCAACATCTGCTCAGCGGTGCAGGGAAAACTTATTCGATACTCGTCCTACAATACGCAGTCGATTTATCCGCACGGCATCATCAATACGGCGGCATATTATATCGGGCAGTACAACGGGGAAGGGCGGTGTCTGGCCTGTATCGACAGCCGCTTGGTTTTGACGACATACGATTTTGCTACGGATACCATCGGGACGGAAGTGCTGTGCGATATCCGGGAGGGTTGGACAAACAACAGCGGTGCGCAGAACGGGCGTGTCATTCGTCTGGGTAACAAAGTGCTGGTCTGGTTCACTGACACGGTTTACATTCTTGATTTGACGACAAATTCGGTTATCGGGACGACGGCGAATATTGAAGACGTTGCGTATGCGACAGGGTGCGAACCCGGCGACTATGTTTTTGTGCATATTGAACAGTTGAATTTAAATACCGGCGCAACGATGACGGTTTATAAAATTGATGAGAATTATCAGCTGGTTGCAGATACGCCGGGGATTTTGCTGCCGTGGACGTCGGTCAACGTGAAGATGTTTTATAACGCGTCGACAGGCGTTTTAAATATAGGAACGACGGAGATGTTCGTTATGTTCCAGTTTAATCAGGAGAGCAAGACTTTTGCCAGCATTGCCGCAGACGTGTTGCCGCCGAGCGACAAAGCGGACGGATACTTTATGACGTTTGACATCACCGCAGACCGGACAAAGGCGGCGATGTGCTATTACACGAGCAGGAATTATCTGAACGCATACAACCTTTCAAACGCTTCCGATGCGGTTTATGCCGACCCGGTGGATTTGTTCCATTTTTACCCGGATAATTCGGTAACCGGGTTTGCCACCGGGGCAACGGACGAAACGGGAAAATATGAGTTTAAGACAGTAACGGGAGCATAACAATGAGCGATACGGAAATAAAGCAAAAAGTTATCGAAAAATTGACCAGAAGGCAGCTGTTTATCATCTGCCTTTTTTTAATCCTCTGCGGCTGTGTGGTCGGCGTAGCGGCGGCAATTTATGCGCCCGGAGCATTGGCGGCAATTTGGGGGGCATTATGATGAGCTGGGAAGGAATGTGTGCCATTGCGGCGATTGCCGGGGTAGCAATGAACTTTATCCGGTTCGGCAAATGGCAGGGGGCGATTGAGGCGAAAGTTGATGTATTGGAGCGGGAATCTGCGGCAGCGATAAACAGATTTGACGTGGTGGGCAAAAGGCTGGAGGAAAACAGTAAGCTTCTGGCCGAGCTTAATGCCAAGCTGGGGATTTTGCTTGATGAACATTATCAGAGGGGGAATCATGGCTGAAGACTGGGAAATGCGGCGGCTGGAATTTCATGAAGGCTGTAGGCTCATACCGTATCGGTGCACGGCGGGGAAATTAACCATTGGCATCGGGCGTTGCATTGACACGAACCCGTTCACCAAAGAGGAGCTGCAAGCCGTGGGCGACTGGAAACACGGGATTACGCGCAATGCGGCGCTGATGTTACTTCGGAACGATATCGACCGCTGCAAAAAGGAACTGGCGGGGCTGGATTTTTACGCCAAGCTTGATTTGGAGCGGCAGTATGCGCTTTTGGATATGTGCTTTCAGCTGGGATTTAATGGACTGTGCGGTTTTAAGAAAATGCTTGAGGCTATGCGCTGGGGCAAGTGGGACAAAGCGGCGGCAGAGTGTCTGAACTCGGACTACGCGCGGCAAACCCCGGCACGGGCAAAACGGATTGCAAGGCTGATTAAAGAGGGAATTTGGCTGAGGTGAGTAAGTTTGACGTTTGGATATATCGGCCGGATGTGGAAGCGACAATGCGCAAGATAAACCGAAATTTTGTTTATAATGGCCGCGGCAAGGCTTTTTGGGACGTTTTTGAGCAAAGAAAAGACTTAAATCGCCAGATAAATGATATTTTGGAGAAAACGCGCCAGCAGCCAAAAACGAAAATTGAGGTGC